AGTAGAAGCTTGTTCTAAAGATAGAGCGCCTTCTGTAGCACTTCTTAAATCTTGGGCTAGAACTCCGAGAGTTCTTCCTGATTGATTTCCAACAATTTCTAAACCTTGTTGTAGTTGTTGAAACTGTGCAGCTCTTGATAGCGCACTAAAAGCAGCTGTGGCCGCGAAAACGTTAGCGGCAAGAGTAGCATACGCCCCTACTAGGGAAGTACCTCCACCGCCACCATTTATAGTACTTGCTAATTTTGAAAAGTTTTTAGTGCCGTTTGCAGTTTGAACTAGTGCTTGTTTTTGTCGGCCATAGCCCATATCCTGTTGCTTGGATAGTCTCTTTTGAGAACCTGCTGCTTTGTCTTGAGATTTACTTAATTTATCTGTCTCTTTTTGAAGAACAGAAATATTCTTGCCCTTTTGGACAATCTGAAACTCAACTAAAACTTTATTTTTATCTGCCACTCTTATTTTTCATTCTATCATACTCCGCTTTTAATTTTTTCTGCGAAGATTCAATAGCTCTACTATCTAACCATAGTAATAATTCTAATACATAATCTTTTTGATGTTCTTGAATATAGTATCTTTTTAGTAAAAAATCTAGATTCGTAAAATCTTTTCCTATATATCCTATATCAGGGTATACTCTATCTCCCATACTATGAAATATATTGATTACATCAATAACTATTGCTGGAAAATCCTCCCAGTCTGGAGGACATTTTTTCCAATCGGGTTCTTCACCCATTTGTTCGCACATTCTAAGGTACTGTTCCTTAGACATACCAACATCTTTATTATCCAGAAATAGCTTTAGCTGGCTTAGGATTTTCTCCTTCGCTTCCACTACGAAAATTCTCTAAGTCAAAGACTACCTCGTTGAGCCAATTATCAAACTCAGAAGAATTTTCTACTAATACTTTTGCGTTTTCATAAGAGTAGTCCATTTCTTTTTCTGGGTCTTGGCCAGATAAGTCTACTAATAAAATATCTTCTAAGTACTTAAGTTTTAATCCTTTCCAACCTTTTACTACTGCTTTTGTAAACTCTGATAAAAACTTGCCTTCATCTAATTCTTCATTAAATGCTCTTGTTTTTCTATCGAACTTATTTGTAGTACATTTCTTTCTAAGACTTACTAATTCTTTTCTAGAAAGATTTGCAAGTTCTACTTCAAACCCTTCCATTCCTGGGAATTCTACCCATGCTGTTTTACTGTCTACCAGTAACGATTTTAATTCCATTCTTTTTCTCCTTTAATATGTAATTATTGTTCCTAAATCTGACGGACTAGTGACTAATCTATAATCATAAGTCTGCGTAAATACTTCTCCAGGTGATGAACGTTTTGTAAACATACAACCATCAAGATTAGCATGAAAAAACATTGAGCCACCTACTATTGTTTTTATATCAATATTAGTAGAAGTATCAAAAGTTTGATATTCAGAAGAGTTACCGCTAGTATGAAATTGTGTTATATTACCGCTAACTACTCTGTCTGTCAAACTATATTTAGAAGGATAAATTGCATTACTTGCTGAGGTTACAGACAAACTTGCCTGTAAAGTCTCATAAGGAGTCCATTCTATATTATTTTGCACACTTAATGTAGCTGTGACGAGGTTTGAAACATCTGAACCATCTATCTCTACATCAAGCAAAGGTTTTGTGGGAGTTCTTGTGGTACTTGCAGATTGCAAGTTACCAGGAAGTGAATAACTTTCATCTCCTACTCTACTTAGTTTTTTAGCTGCCCCACTTACTTCTAAAATAAGTGGAGAATCTTTTGCAAAATTAAAGTCTCCTGTAGTAATTACACACCCTTCTAATTTGAGTGTGCTTTCACTCGAAACTACGTACATATCAAAGGATTTTAATAGTTGTTCCCCTGATGTTGTATCATAGTCTGTTAAAAGATTTAACACGATATTTTCATCTTTCTCTTGAGTTAGATGAATTGCAAAACTAAAGTTGGCAGGATTTGCTTTAGTTATAGTCGTTCCCTGAAACATCTTAGTCTGATCGTGCAAAGTCTTAACTTCGTATGCATCTTCCGCAAATGTTTGTGAAAACGAAAAACTGGGAGTAATCTTTACATTGTATCGATTACTCCCATAATGTATATGGAGTTCGCTTTCTTTTAGAAAGTTATACTCCACCATTGTTATACTGCGTTACTTGAAGTATCGTCGTAACCAGTTTCTGAGTGAACTGTTACACCATGACCTTTAATGAGTATTTCATTTTGGTCTGATAACGAATTGCCAAGTGCGGCAAATTCAACTGTTGCTGAGATAATATCTGCAGTTTCAATTGTTGGAATTGATAAATGAGCTTGCCCAATATCGAATTCAACTACAGGTGTTGTTCTACTTGCGTAAGCAGTAGTGTCTCCACCCATAAATAAACTCATATCAAATGAGTTGGTAACAAGAGTTGTAGCCCCTTGTAATGCTGTCAATAGACTATTAGAGCCGTCTGTTTTATTATCTAAATAACAAGTTAAAGAGCCTGAAACAGTTCTAGTTCCAGTAAAGGAACCGATTGACTGATCGACCACACCTAATGTTTCAGGTGTTAAGTAGGTAACGTTGTTAGCAATAGTAATACTGCCTCCAGTGATAGCAATATTGTAATTAGTTACTGCATCTAAGCCACCTGCGGATGCTCCTCCGCCTTGTACTAAATTAGATAAAGTTAAGGTTGATAACTTGTTTCTTAAATAATCAGCATCGTTAGATCCTGTTACGTCAACATAGTTATACTTTTCAACATAAGTAGCAACAGAAGTAGAACCATTAGCTCCACTTGTATTACAGTTGAGTGCTTTTGAAGGGTCTTCAATAGCTGATTCAACTTGGTCAATGCTAGTAGCATTTCCTGACCAACTTAGAGTTGCAATTCCATCGATAGAAAAGTCAATTTCTACCTGATTAACCTGACAGTTATTTAGTCTGAATGTTGTATTTTCTAGTGCAAAGAAAATGTTAAGTTTTAATAGCTCGTGAGCATCAGAACTTTCAAAGTCGACTTTTACATCGTGTGCTTCAAAAGTAATAGCTGAGTTTGTTGTTGCTCCAGAATTATCACTTGATCCTGCAGAAGTTGGTACTGTTTGACCAGCTAAAGCTGACCAAAGAATATTTTCTGCGAAATCATGAGTTCCAGATGCTCTATAACTTGCTGCGCCATGCTCAAAAGGTCTTGCATATGTTTGGAAAGACCATTCTGCTGGAGCTAAAGAATCATTGAATCTTTTTGAACCCCTAGCAGGTGTAGCACCCGCTTCTGATATAGTTACATCACTCGTTTCACTAGCCTGAGAAAAACTATAACCATCTAGTACACCAATTTTAAAAGTATTTGAATCTTTTTCATTACCTTTAAATAATCCAGTTGCTGCTCTTCCACCGTCTGCAGTAGTACTAGTAACTTCTTTTACCTTACAGGTAAACCCGCTACCACTACCTACTATATTTGCACCAACAGTTAAAGCATCATCATTTGCATAACCGGTACCTCTATAGTTATTAGGTATATAAACTTCGGTAATATTGTTGCCACTGAGTTTTGCTACAATAAGTTGCAAACCAGAAGCACCTGAGCCGCCCGCCATGTCAAGGATATCCCCAACTGCGTAACCGCTAGTACCTGTCGTTGGAAAATCATCTACAGCTAATACTGAACCACCTGAGGCATGAACTCCGTTAACGGAACTCACAAATACTTTGGTATTTCTTGATAGATTTAAAGCCATTGCTTTCTCCTATTTATTTCATCTTTGGAAAGGATTTCGCATGATTTTAATCAGCGTCTTCGTTTCCTAATATCGTACAGTGATACTAATTTCTCCTATGCCTAAAGGCTGTATAACTCCTTCATCAGTACTGATAGTTTCTACTACCATAGATGTTGCAGTTAAACTAGGGTCGACAGTATCGTCGTACACCAATGCATCACTCTCGTCAATAATCTTTTCGATATCTTCAAGTAATAATGCTAATTCTTCTTGAGCGTCTTCTGCATTATGCACATACGCTCTTATAGTTACGTTTAAAAATCTCCATTTAAATCCACCTGGTTGATATTCTCTTTCTTCATCTCCTGCAACCACGCAGACTTTAGGGTATTGTTCTATTTCGTCTAAAAATAACATTTTTGAAGTTACATTATCAAATACGTTTGTATTATAAGGGTAACTTCCATCAATTTGTTTTAGCTTATTAGCCAGTGCTTCTGCTACTTTCTTTCTTTGTGTAGTGTATTGTGGCATTATATTCTCCTAAGAGTAAATTTTGCCTCTACATGTCTCTGAGCAACGTCTCTTATACTCTTGCTAATTAATGGCTTGGGATTATATCCTTGAGGCCATTGCTTTGTTCCTAAATTCTCAAAAGTCATATAGGGATTTAGTTGATATGTATATTCTCCCACTAATGTTCTTTTGCTCTGTTTTAATCTTACTAATTCTGCACTATTTGAAAATCTACCTGTTTGATTCTCTAGTGCCGGTCTACCCATATTTCTTCTTATCATGGGACCTAGACTTCTATTTATTAAATATTTTAATTTATTAATACTTAAATTTTTATCTGTTCTTTTTCCGTTTTGTGCTCTTCTTGCTACGGATGCTGCCACTCCTAAGTTTCCTCGTCCTTTAGAAGTTAAGCTCATTCTACTTCTAGAAGAAAGTTTGCCTCTTGGCTTTGCTTGCTTACTAACTCTGGTATCACTGGCTTTAGTTGGAGTAGCACTAATTCTTTTTGTTATCTTTAATACTTTTCCATTCTTAGGTAAGAAAGCATCAGCTATAGCTAGTATTGCTGAATCTTGTACATCTTCTGTAAAAGGTTTACTTCCAGGAGCATCAGCTTTTGATATGTTACCTAAATCTACTTGATCATTAACAAATTTTGTTATTGCCTTTACCAGGCTTCCTTTCCAAGCTCCACCTCTACCTTTATTTAATACTTTTTGTAGGTCTGTAGACTCTCTAGTATTCTTTGATAAAGATATTTCATATACTCTATTTTGTCCTGGTAGGCCGCTTTTGCTTCCTGTTTTTGTTCTATTTTTAAGTCTTGTATTTCTTGCTTTTATTCTTACATCACTTAATATAGCTTTTCTTAGGTCAATAGTCTGTATTGTATTTCCTTTTATATTTGTACTTAACTCATGATTTTCCAACTCTTCAAGTGCGTATGCTCCAGTTGTAGTCTCATTTTTATGGGATCTTTTAACTTTTGCTCCGACTAATCTAGTAAAACTTCTTGCTGATTTATTTACTGATTTTGCACTCGCACTATATCTAAATCCTTCATCATAAGAACGACCTAGGTCATAAGAAGCGGATAAGCCTCCTTGTGCTGGTTTATATCCTTCTAACGTTTTTCCTGGAGTTTTCTTTTCTATATAATCAATCCACTTATCCCAAACTTCTCCCATCATTTGATCAAAAATACTTTCTACTATCTTTTTATCTGCACTAGCATCTGAAGGGCCTATTTGACTAAATCCTTGGCTCTGGGCAGTTACAATCTGTAAAATAATTTTTTTAGGAGAAAGCTCTTCTATATAAATACCTTGTTTCCAAATAATCGCTCCTGTTAAATCAGTAGTGTACCTTGCTTCGTTTTTTGCCCTTAAATTACCATACCCTGGAAAAGAATACCCCGTACCTACAGCTGTTAAATCCGAAGAAACTTGACTAATCATATCTCTCCAAATTTGTATCTTATTAAACTTTTTATAGTTCATTACTGAAGCTCGAGAAGGGTCTTTTCCTTTAGTTTCCTTCCTTGCTAGTCCTTCTAGTATATCATTAGTAGACTCTCTTAATGCTTTTGGCATTGAAGCAGCATTCATTTCAAGTATGGTTATTCCTCCATCTGATACAAACCCTCCCTTTTGATCTTCAATAATAGTAGATAAAAGATAGTTTATTTCATTTGCAAAGTCTTTAATTGCCATTATTTATAAACTTTATAGAAATCTAGTATTCTCTTAATATGATCAGGAAAATCTATATTTTCTCTTAAAGACGTAGAAACAGGATTTGTAACCTGAGCTCCTGAAATAGTCATAGCTTGTTTTCTTTCATCTTTTAAGTAATATTTTACTAAATCAAAACATGCAAGTTTTAAATCTGCAGGTGTTGACGCATATCCAGCTCTGTAAGTAACTTTTACTGCTTTTCTTCCTTTTGGAAACATTTTGTCTCCGTTTGCAGTAGTTCTAATTATTGTATCTATTTCAGTATCTAATATATAATCATATTTATTACTACCATCAGAATTTTCACTAATTAAAGTAGTGTAGGCTTCGCTTTGCCCTTTTCTTTCTTGTACTTGTGATACACTTACGAGTGGACTTTCGTCGACCATAATCTGATAAGTCATATCATTAGTGATATCAAAGTATTCAACCTTATTAGTACTATAATAATCTACTATACTAGTACCGCAGTA